AAACTACACTACAAAGCTATAATGGAACCAGAAAAATCTTTAATAAGAGAATTCATTAACGGTGGATGGATCATACCACTCATTGGTGCTGCTGCTATGCTTGCACGTTTACTAACAGCAAAAAAGAAATACACCATTTTGGAACAGCTAAAGAATATATTGTCCGCAGCTATTGCATCTGCTATTGCATGGTTTATATTAGAGCAGACGGATATATCAAGTCTATATAAAGCAATGACATATGGTATTATTGGTGTAATTTCGCCAGAAATTATTGGTGGAATTATAAAAATTGCAAAGCATTTTGAGCGTAATCCTGAAAAATTCATCAAGAAGCCATAAATGTAAACAATACTTTGTTGCTGCATTGGTCATTAATTTGAATTGATTCTCGTTTGATATAAATATAATATATGGCAAAACCGACATCACGTCAGCAACTCGTAGAATATTGCTTAAGAGCATTGGGAGCACCCGTGCTTGAAATTAATATTGATGAAGATCAGATTGAAGATCGTGTTGATGAAGCTATTCAATTTTATCAAGAATATCATAGTGATGCCGTTGTACGCACCTTCGTAAAACATGCCGTGACACAGCAAGATTATGATAATAATTATATCACGCTGCCAGACCAACTTATTAGTGTCTTTAGAGTACTTAACCTTGCTAGTGGTGATGCAGCTGATATGTTTAGTGTTAAGTATCAGCTATTCCTAAATGACTTGTATGGTTTACGTAATCCTGAGTCACTGGTGAATTATGAAATGACCAAACAATATATGAGTAGTATTGAAATGATACTTACTGGAAACTCTCAGCAAATTATATTTACTCGCCATATGAATAGATTAGTTATTCAAGATAATTGGAAGGAGTTTGTAAAAATCGGACAATACATTATCATTGAAGGCTATCAGACAATTGATCCTAACACGTTTACCGACATATACAATGATATGATGCTTAAGAAATATTTGACAGCATTACTCAAACGGCAATGGGGTATTAACCTTATTAAATTTGAAGGTATGACGCTCCCTAGTGGAGTAACCATTAACGGCCGCGCGATTTATGATGATGCGCTAAATGATATTGAAAAGATTGAAACTGACTTTGATAGCAAATATCAAATGCCGCCGGATTTTTTCTGTGGTTAATCTCACACCTATAAATAATATATTATGCCACGTAGTGTTTACTTTAGTCAAATATATAAGCCAGAACAAAATCTTTTGGAAGATTTGTTAGTGGAGTCTATGCAAATCATGGGGCATAATATATTTTACATACCTCGCAAAATGTTAGGTCATGATTTTATCCTAAATGAAGACATCATCTCATCATTTGAAAAAGCTTTTTCAATTGAAATGTATGTTGAAACAGTGGATGACTTTGAAGGAGATGGCGATCTCATGACTAAGTTTGGCCTTGAGATTCGTGACCAACTTACATTGGTGTGTAGCCGCAAACGTTGGAATGCACTTATTGGCCGTCATGGGTATACTAGTAATAGTGTGCGTCCACGCGAAGGTGACCTTGTTTATGTTCCAGTCTATGGTGGATTATATGAAATTAAACATGTAAATGATAAGCTGCCATTATTCCCATTGGGTGGAAGCGCGCGAGGCAGTGGTATTAATCCTACATTTAAGTTAACATGTGAAGCATTTGAATATACTGGACAGAAGATTGATACTGGTATAACGGCAATTGATAATATACAAACAAGTCGTAGTCAGACATATCGTGCATACGTAACATTTAATGCTGGTATGCATACCTTGGGCGAAACATTGTCTATAGAATTACCATCTGGTGTCACTGGCGAAGCAGAAGCATTAAGTTATGAACATACCGCTGATGGTACGATATTAAGTGTAGGTACATTAACTTTTGATGATGGCGAGTTTCATACTCTTGTTGTTGACACAGTCTTTACCGGCCAAACAAGTAACACGACATCAACGGCTGACGAGATTATCGGACTACTTGACGGTGACGATGTGCTAAATGAAAATGACCTGCAAACACAAAACAGTTCCTTTGAGATTGAGAGTGCAAACTTTATTGACTTTAGCGAAAGCAATCCGTTTGGAGAACCAATTTAAATATTATGTTAAGCGATTCCTACTATTATAATGCAAACCTAAAAAAGATTGTTGCTGTATTTGGCACACTCTTTAATAACATTAGTATTGCAAAAAAAGTTAACGGCAAAATGACGGGTATACAGCGTGTACCTATATCATATGGGCCTCGTCAAAAATTCTTGGCACGTCTTGCAAATCAAATTAATGAAGAGAATGGCGACATTGCAATGAATCTGCCGCGCATGAGTTTTGATATTACGTCAATAAGTTATGACTCTACATCAAAACTAAATCGTCTTAACAGCACACTTTATAGCAGCGGCGCAGATAATGAATCTCGCACACGTGTCTATAGCGCAACGCCATATCGCATAGGTATGCAGTTGAATATTATGGCGCGTTATCAAGATGATGCGCTGCAAATCTTTGAACAAATTATACCCTACTTTACGCCAGAATATACGGTTGCTGTAAAGGATCTTGAAGGTCCTGATAGCATTACTGACGTACCATTTATGTTGACGAGTACTTCATTCCAAGATGACTATGAAGGTGACTTTGCAAATACACGACGCACAATCATGTATACATTAGATTTTGATATTAAAGTAAAGTTTAGAGGTATACAAAGTGCACCTGGAAAAATTATTAAATATGTTGATGTTAACTTTTATGACGGTGCTAAGACAGCAACATCAACTGCAGTTGACACCGTAAATGTATCTCTTGGTGATCCTGAGAATGACACACCTGAAGATTATACCGTAGTTACAACCTACGGGTTTGATGACGAACCTTAAGATTATGAAAAAGGATAAAGATAGTATATTAGCATCGCTCCAATCAAACCTAGCTCCAGTAAAAAAGGAAATGGTTATTGAATCTGGTAAGGATCCTGCACCATCACACGCTGAAATAGTAATTGATGCTGAAGAAGACTATGCATACGCAAGAGCGCACATAAAGAAACTTATTGATACAAGTGATGAGGCAATTGGTACAATGCATGCACTAGCAAGTGATGCAGAACATCCGCGCGCATTTGAAGTCTTGGCTGGTATGATTAAAACTGCAGCTGAAATTAACGGTCAGCTCCTAACTCTACAGAAAGAGCGTAAGAAAATTATACAAGATGAAACACAAAAGACAGCACACAGCATCGGTGGTAACACTACCAATAATGCAATATTTGTTGGCACTACTTCAGAGTTACAAAAGCTGCTACAGAGCGCTCCAACTGAAACAGTTGAAATATAATGACAACGCCAGATTCCTATAATGGAAACATTTATATCAAGCGTGATGGTGTACAGCAAAGTTTCACGGCGCATGAAGTTAATGAATATCGTCGCTGCATGGCTGATGTAGGTTACTTTGCCGAAAAGTACGTAAAGGTTATTAGCTTAGATCATGGACTAGTGCCATTTAAGCTGCGCGGTTATCAAGAAAAAATGGTAAAACATTTTTCGGATAATCGTTTTACCATTATCCTTGCATGTCGCCAAAGCGGGAAATGCAGTGTCGGGGAAACAGAGATTACCATCAAGTTTCTTGATGGCCCTCCGTTGCGAGCAAAAATATCACTAGTTCACGAAATATTTTATGCATTAAGTACGCTTCAGAAGTCATTGTTTTATAAATATAAACATGACCTACCTAAAGAACAAGTATTCAAAGACCTATTTTTGCCTGATGGAGAAGCGCAAGCGCTGTTTGTTAAACTCTGGGGAGAGGCATCATATTTTTCCAAAGGGGTGTGGTGGAAACAATTTAGAAGAGAACCTAGTGACATTAACTTTAAGAGAGCATTTTATCGCTCATCTTTTATTAGTGAAGATGTTTCCAAAGTGCAGCCCAGAATGGAAGAAGATGGTTTATGCCCTTCACATGATGATGCACACACGAGAT